GCTTACTAGCCAATTGTGTTAATTTAAGTGCCATATCTAATATCCAATCTTATTTAAAATCATCCACTTGATTCTTCAAGTAGTGTATTGCTGAGAGCACAAAACGCAAACGTGCGTCAATTTGCTCAGAGTCTTTGCGTAGACATTTTAGTTCTGAAATGCTTTTAGCAACTTCTGCTTCAAGGCTTTTTAGAATGTCTTCTTCAGATAGCTTATCAAAAATCATATCCGTTCTCCTATGAACAAGTTTATTTAGCATTTGTGCAATCGTAAGAAAAGCACCCTAAGGTGCTTCCTATTAGTTTCTTAAACTATTAAGCTGCGGCTGCGGCTGTCAACACTGTGTAGTCGCCATTCACTTCAACAGTGATTGGGCTAACGAACACAGGGCTATCAGCACTAACTGTTGGGGCTAGTGCAGAGATGAAGCCTGTTCCAACGAACAATTTCTTGCCGTCAGTAACACCTTCTGGAGCTAACAAGAACGCAACGGCTGTGCGGTTGTTGGACAATTTGAAGATGCCATCTTGTCCAGCGCCAGCGCCAGTGCCAATGCCAAAGAATGTGCTTGGATCTAGAACGAAGTTGCCAGACAAACTGTTGGTAGCGTTAGTTGTGATAACGTTCTCGCCAGATTGGTCCAACTGCTTCCAACGGAATGAACCGTTAGCGTTGTTGATAGTTACGTCTTGTAAACCAGGTACAACGATAGCGTCATTTGCTACTGTTGTGATTGCGCCAGTTGTGTTGCTTGCTGCTGTGTAAAAGTCAGTTTCAACTGGTGTTGCACCAGCTAAATCTTCTGCTTTGATCAGAACAAGTTTAACACGGTTAACTGCGGTTGATGCATTGATATATGCCATTTTTAGTTTTCCTTATGCTAATGTATGAAATCTATACTCAAACTCATATGTGATACGGTCTGCATCAATAGTAGTTGTATAGTCAAACTCTTTTCTAAAAGCGTTTGAAATTGTTGCAACACTTTTGGCATTTGCCAAAGTGCTTAATGCTGTGTTAAGATCAGCGTTTCTATTCTTCGCATCTACGGTAAGGTATCCACGAACTGTAGTAATGTTTTGATTGATATCAGTATCATCTAATGTGGGCACTAATTCGGCCTGCTCAACTGTGGATTCATCCAGGTACACACGGCGCATGTTCTTTGTGTTAAGACTTGCACCACTTTCTTTGAATGGCAACTCCTGACTGACCTTGATAGTGCCAGTTAAGTTTGCTGTCAAATAAGCAAGTAATTCTGCTCTCATCGGATTCTGACCAGGTTAAGTTTAACAGGACGCTTCTCAGTTTTTTCAACTGTGGCATCTCCATCAAAATCATACCAATCGCCGGACTGCAACACTTCTTCAAATAAAGCAATGTATTGGTCGCGGTAAAATTTAATCTTTTGTATTCCAGCATCAGTTTCATTACCAAAATCAGCAACTCTTGGATAGATATATTCTGCAAAAGCAAAGTAGATATTCATATCTTTAAATTCCTGTTGTCTGGCTTTGATCTTATCTGGATTAACAGCAGGCAACGAACGCACATCATTTTGTAATGCGCTATCGTTACTAAACTGATAGTCTCTCCACCAATCAGAGTTTCTTATTTGTGTTAAGATACGCTGACTGGCTTGAGCTAAAAGACCATCTACAATTTCTGTAGTTAAACCTTCGTTTGATTCAAATAGTCGTTGATCACGATCATCAAGTTCGCCTGTAACAGCAAAGCTGACAAAAGTTGCACCATTGTAGTTAAATGACATCGTGATCTCGTCCTATTAAGAATTAAGCTGCGTCAACTAACTTAACACCGCGAGCAGCGTCAACAAGGCCAACACCAGCGTGCAATGAAGCAACGATGTCATTACCAACAGCAGCAGCACGGCGTTGAACTTCTAAGTCAACGTTCTTGAACATGGCGATACGCATTGCGTCAACACCAAAGATGGCGCCTTTGAAACCAGTTACACCAGAGATAGTGGCTGTAGCAAAAGCTGATTGGTAAAAACGAACACCAGCAACTTGACCAACAAAACCGTTGGCCATTGCTTCATTCTGCATTGCACCACCAGCATAAGCTGTGCTACCAATAACTTTCATCAACTCAGCAGCAGCGGCTGTTCCAAGAACGCCATACAACTGACCTGTTTCACCAGCGCCACGGATCTGTGCAACTGCATCAAAAATTGCATTCAATGTCAATGTGCCTGTGTCTGCACTAGCAGTCAAGCCACTCATTGCGGCAACTACGTCTTTGTCAAAAGCAGCGGATACTGAGTTACCAAGCACACGGCCTAGTTCGTTAGGGTCAATGTTACCAAGGTCACGAACAACGTCACGAGCAGCATAGATGTTTGCTGTGATTGTTTTAGAAACGCTGGTGATACCCAATGCATCAAAGTCAGTAACATCGTGAGATGCACTAGTTAACTTTTGTGCTGTAACAGCGCCCAACAATGGAAGTTGTGCTGTGATGGAACCTGCTGGAACCTGGATTTGTGGGATTGTCATGCCGCCCAAGAACAATGAAGATTCTTGTGCTGCGTAAACTGCGGCTGCTTTGGTGTTTACCATGAAGCCGGCTAAGTCATATGCTGTATTGTAAGCCATTTTATTTTACCTTTAAATTAAATTTTGCCGTTGCGTCTTGCTTCGGCATATATTTTTCTGTGATCAGGGCGTGTTAGATCTAAAGTCTTTAAATCAATTGGCGCACCAACTGACTTATTTACATTTCCTTGAGTGTTACTTGTTGCAGGTGTAGCGGAAGTAAAGTGTGGGTTCTCGTCGAGAAAGGCCTTAACATATTTGTCCACGCTTAGTGGAGAACCATTGTCGTCATACCTGACGCTGCCAGTCTTGGGATCAAGAACTTCAACATCACCATCTTCATTTAAACGCAGATTAGGTTTAAGCAATTGCTTAACTTGTTCTGGGTTCACGCTACGATATTGTGCAGCCAAGTTGATCAAAGGTTGTTCAACTTTAAATTCACGAATGATCGCATCACGTTTTGAGATTTCAGCATCCTTCTTGGAGGCCAAGTCACTCATAACTTTGTCAAACTCACCACGCTTGAGTGCAGTTTCTTGTTCGCGTTGTTGATGCTGTGACAGCACCCCACGAATAGTCTCTGGATCACCTAAGTCCTCATATGGTTTCAATGCTTTCTTCTGAACTGCACTTTTAGTGCGGGCCATTAGGTCATCTACTTCACGTTGAGAGTAAGTCTTTTCTGCCTGATTTAGAGTTTGAGTAGCTGTATCAGTATCTGCTACGTTGCCAATGTTTGTATCGGTCATTGTGTCCTTTGCCGGGTCTTAGCCGTATGGTTAAAGTAGGGTAATCGCTTACCCTGGTATTCTATTTAGTCCTGGAGATCGGTATTGGTTTCTTCAGCCATATCTTCTACTACAGTCTGTTCAACTGCAATTCCAATAACGACTTCTTCAACTTCCACATCAAGCAATTCAAGCAGCTCGTGTTCAATGGCTAACTTAGCAAGTGGGTCTTGCACTGTGCTATAAACTTTGATAAGCTGCTCAAGTTCATTGGCAGTATCACGTATAGCAAAGCTGCTTGGATATGTAATCTCTCCATCCCAGACAGCGTCTTGATACGCTGCGTAGATTTGCCATAATTGTTCTTCAGCAAGCTCAATGTTGTCTGCTTGTTCACTTAAACGAGCATTAAGCAATTGAAATTCTACTTCACGACTTACGCCTGATATTGTTTTAGTTTCTGTAGCACGAACACTACCAGTGTTGGCCATTTTGTCAATGCTGGAGATTGTACTATTGATTGCAGTATAAATGCTACTGATTTCTTGCCCATTAAATTCTAGCACATAAGGCTTCAAGTTTGGATCCATGTTGTCTGGCATTTCAATGATGCTACCAGCGCCTGATCCAGCATTGGTTTCACGTGTTTTAACTAAACTTGGGTGAGATCCAAGTCTCACAGCTTGTTCAGCTTCTGATGTCATGTTGAAGATAAACTTCTGTGCATCTGCAATGTCAGTGATAGTGCTTAGTCCCATGCCACGTACTGAACTTGTGTGTGCATACATGATAACTGCTGGAATCATTCCCAAGCCATTGAGTTCTTCAAGACGGTCTGAAATGATTTGCTTGTCATGATTAAGATGACTTGTAGTAACAGTTTCTTTAGTCCATTCTTTGATTACTGTGACCGTATCATTTGTATCTTCAACATACTTGAGATACACAAGTTCATAACTGCCATTAAGTCTACGAGCCCACTTCCAATCTGTAACAGCAAGTGGAGTTAATAAATTTAGATACGGACGCACGCCTTGTGATAATTCATCTGCACGAGTAACAGCACCAACATCAGGCTTACTCATAACAATCCATGTATGGCCAAAGATGTTGGCGTAGATTGCTGCTTGTTTCATAAAACTGTCTAGGTCGCGCCCTTCCCAATCACAGTCTTGTAAGAAGTCTGGTAGTGTGGGTTCAGTGTCTAAGCTACCATAAGTGCGTTCTGGTGGCAGTCTAAACATAAAGCTGATATAGGTAGCAATAATACTACGACATTGATTGTCTAGTGGCGTCACAGCAGAGCGCTGAGTGTATTCGCCTTCACTTTCAAGTTGGTAGCGTGTGAGATAGCCGCCACGTTTGTATTCATCACCGCCAACATAGCTGTCGTGAAGAAAGATCCAACGGTCTCGAGAACGGTTGTGTAATGCATTTGAACCAGCTGCTTCTGCATAGTCCTGAGAAATGACGATATCCATAGGTATAGATCCTTAATTGATTTATTTAGCCAGGGCGTGTCCGAATCTTTGCGGCGCACTTGGCGTGGTTGGTTTTACGATTGGATATAAGAATTGAACCATATAGGTCAATGCATCACATCCATGGTCGAAGCCCGAATTCTTGTCTGGTGTCATAGTATCGGGCTTGTATGCCCAGTTCTTCAAGCAAGCAATGGTCTTTTTACAAACGGGATCAATGTAAAAGCGTGTGCTGCCGTCATCACGTTTGAAGAATAAACTGTTGCCAGAATTTATTCTATCTCTAACAAGTGGATGCTGTCTATGATAGCGTGTTTGAAAGCCAGCAATCTCCAACAGCTTGATGTCAGTGTTACCACCAGCACTTGATTTACGTTGCACACCAGCGGGGTCAGGGAACACCACAATAGGGTTATTAGGATAACGACTGCGTATCTCAGCAATGATCTCAGTGGTATTTGAATTCTCAATGTATATCTCATCGTAAATCTCAACTCCCCCTGATATCTGTCGACCTAACACAACGCTCATTGGCGTTACGTTAAAGTCCATCCCTACCAGAATAGGTTCAGACGGTCCCGGCTTGCGTACTTCACGAATATTGTGCTCACCAAACTCATTGAAGATAACACCGGCAAAGTTTTCCCAATTTGCCAGGTATTCTTGACTAAACACTTTGGGTGATAAGTCTTGACGTGCTTGTTCAATCTCTTCTGCATCCACAAAGCCGCCATCAGCTGTGGTGTATGAAAATGATGCCCAATTCTTTTTAGTAAGATGGTTGTCGTATAAATCCCTTGCAGCCTGGTTGCCAGCCTTAGGAGTGCCAGTGAACAGTGCAGAACCCTTTTTATCTGACAGTGCAGGGCGAATGATCTGATAAAAGATTTCTTCTAAGTCAATGTCACAGAACTCATCTATACAAACAAAGTCTAAACTTTCACCACGCAGGTTATCACCTTGCTCAGCTGACTTTAAACATATCAGACTGTTGTTCTTTAAAGTAATAGTAAGTTCTGATTCATTGGTTGAAGTAATCCAATTCAACTTAGATAACTTCTTCTTCAACTTACTCCAGCATAAACTTTTAATCTGTTGACGACTACTGGCCAACATCCATACTACTGAGTTGGGCTTGGCAGCAAACCTACAAACTTCACGCATGGCCAGGAATGTTTTTCCGCCACGACGCCCAGCAAGTACTACACGAAAGCGAGTCTTGCTGTCAGCTATCAGTTGCTGCTTGACACTTAATGCCATTTATCTACACAGCACATCATTAATATGGTCAGCCAACTTCATTAAGTCTTCTGGACGCATGTAATACTCAGCAGTGGCAATGCCAAGACTAAAATCACTACGGATGATCTTAAATTGTATCTGCTCTGGACTCAGCCATTGTAACGTGGCAGTGACTTCATAACCTTCAGAACTTTGTATTAACATATCATGACTTTGTCTAAGTGGTCGCATTAGAAGCCTCTGTAACTTCAACTGCGTCGTCTTCATCTTCTAAATCAGACACATCATCATCCATTTCGTCGGTCCAAGGAAGAGGACGATTGTCATCATTGGCCTGACCAGAATCACTCTGACTCAGCATGTTCTTGCCTAACCAGATTAACATGGTTGGATTGCCTTCTAGTGCTACTCGTAATTGTGCTTGACGTAAAGTGGTCCTAAGCTGATGTCTGCCTTTTATCATAAAAACGGCAAAATGTCTGCGTATAGCATCTTCTGTTACACCAAAATATTGCGCAATTTCTTTATCAGTGCAACCCAGAGACGCCATATGCTCTACTTCATCAGCGGGAACTGGCACTTTATTACGGCCTACTACAATGGCTTGCTTGGTGATTTCAACTGTGTGTCCAGTCTTGGGACCTGGCTTGTTATACACTCGAGACTCGAGTGCAGCATTGTGTTCATTAACACGTGCCTGTGCCATTTTAAAAATACGATTCTCAAATGGGGGAATATTTTGTTCTTTATCCATACTATTACTTATGACGAGTGCTGATCAGAAGAATGCCCCATAAGCCTGCAAGAGCTGGGGCATTCTAATCCGCTGTTCAAACATGCAAACTTGCGGCAGGCCTAAGGTAGGCTTGTGCTGTACTTATACACTGAGTCTACGTTCAAATTCTAATACTGGATCTGTATAACTGATATGCACCAGATGCGTTTGTTCAACACTGTATTGGCCCGGCTTGCCTAAGTCTTTAATCTTGTCCAGCACAGTTCGCACTTCAGTATTCACAACTTCAAAAGTGCAAAGTCCGTTAAGATGATCTGTATAAAAGTCTTGTAGCACAGGATCTTGAAAACTCACACCAGCTGCTGGTATCTTAATCATAACTGTTCTAAACAAGTCTCTACGGCTAATTGGATATTTTATCATAATTTTGGTTCTTTCTTAAATTTACAGCAGCAGCGACAAGTACACACGTGTAACCTAGTACACTAAGCTATACTTTGTATATAATAATTATTTTTGTTGTTTTATATTGTACTTGCTGCAAACCAGCATGGGCGACACCGCTAGACACGAAAAAGTCTACAGGATCACCAGAAAAAGACGCTGCACAATACAGCATCTTTTGCTGCAAATTAGTCAAATCTCCCCGTAGTAGGTGGCTTTCTGTTCCGAATTGCCTTGGCCAATGCGGCTTCCTCTCCAGGAAATTTATAAGAATGGTCTGGAAATTGTAGTTCTACTCTGAACTGCCAACGACTATTTTGAGTATAACCATGTGCTCTCATCCATTTTCCAGCAACATTCAGATCTCGTTTTGTGGGCTTACCCCAACCCAGAGCACCTAAGATTTCAGTAGCATTCATTAATTCACCGGGACTATGTGCTCCAGTTGCCAAAATAACTCCAGCATCTAGTGTTTGTTCAATAGGATCAATTGCTTTAAATGATGCTTGTAGGGGTTTCATTTGTGCTCGTTCTACTGGACTCATAAACCATCCCCACTCTTGATTTGCTTCACGATCACTGGCAGTGCGAATCAGATCTGCAATTTGCACATAACAATGTTTCATTTGTGCCCAAAATTGAGCACAATCAATTTGTGCATGATGAAACTTATGCACAGCCAGGACCCAGAATCGACGATTTTCTTCATCTTGTAAAAATTCTGATTCATTTACAGATGCATAAAATACAGTGCGTCTTGCATACTTGTTGGCCTTGCGTTCATAAGGTGGACGTAGCATATCTACTTTTTCAGTGATGAAGCCTTTAAGAGCTTCCATTTCACTTTTCTTAAAGGTAGCATCCAACTCGCCCAGTTCTGTGATCCAATAACCCAAGGCTTTGAAGATAGTATCTTTATTGCTCATGTCAAGAACAACTGCATCCTTGTTCCATTTATTATGGAACTCACGCGGGATAATATTTTCAATTTGGATAGTCTTACCCAGACCCTGTTGCCCCTGCCATGTAAGCACACCTTCGCAACTGAAGTTGTCATAATACAGCGCAGCCACAGCACTCAAGGCCCATTTGTACATCATAACATTCTTCATTGCGTTAGGAGCAATTAACTCCACGCTGTCATACCATTGTGTCAATCTATCTTGCCCATCCCAGGTTTGCGCATCAATAAAGTCACGAACAGGATGATAAGAATTTTCTGTGCCTACTAAAGTGATGAATGCTTCTAGTTCACTAACCCCTAGGCCTTGCATATGACAAAAGTCTCTAAGTTGCGCTATCTTAGCATTAAGTTCAGTGTCTTTGTGGAATGCTTTTCCTGGGATATCAATTTCATAATCCTTAGTCATTTCATTATAACGAATAGTAACGTTATAAAATGCAAACAATGTTTTATGATTTTCTAAAGTAAGTCTTGGGGTGCGCTTATCTGTAATATCTGGAAACGCAATCTTCTTAGGATTCAGTGTATCTAACACTGCTTGAAGTTGATCCGCTGGCAAATGCGCCAGCATGTCTTTAATATTTTGATTCATTTTCTAATTCCTTAATATATTTTCTAATTTCTGCTACCTGATTCATCTGATGCAAATATTCTATACGCTTGATCACATGAGTCTGATCACGCAAGCAATCTGCCCCGTGCTTTTCTTTCAGCAAGTGTATAACACTTCCCATTGTAACTGGCTTGCCAACCTGACCCCCATCTGCCCAAACTTTTGCAGCATCGCTCGGAGTCTTTTGGCTCATTATACCAGTTGTTACATATTGAAAGTCGCCCATTGAGAAGCCGCCAGCTTTGAGCCCCCATCCAATATTACGCCACAAGGTGTAACTGCCAAGATAAGTTTGTTTTAGTAGATCTAAGATGCGTTGTCGTTGAGCATCATTTAATTTAGGAGCAGGCCCTTTAAATTGCGTCATCGCTTCTGCAGACTCGGCATCATCTGCATCAATAACTGCAACAAGTTCATTCACTACCCAATTAGCTAGTACCCTATCAGAGCGTTCGCATAAAGTGCAATTGGGTGTGCTATAAAATAATCTGGTAGGATCTTTACATGCTTCATCAGCTGCCCCAAACACTTTCAATAATCCACGATTGATTTTTCGCAGTCTATTAACATCTGTTTCGGCTGCTTCTAATATAAAGCAAATACGAAATTTATGTAATTCAGGGGTGAATGATGGAGTAGCATAAAAGCCAGCGCCAAACGCATTATAAAACTCATGGGCAAATAGTTCAGGGATAGTCATTCCACTGTCAATATCTACCATTAGCAATTGTCTAGAAGCAAAGTTTGCTTCTTTACGATTTTCATTTGTTAGTTCAGCACTTGTAGCGTAGCCATCAATTGTGATCAATTCAAATATTTCTGACCAATCAGCTTCAATGTTCATCCAGTTATTTCCCAAATCCACAAATGCATCTTTGGCAGGTTTGCCAATAATGTTTGGATTGCAGGATATTTTCATTTAATTTCCTTAGGTTGGTTAGCATAGCCAGAAATAGGCTACACGATTTTTGGTCCTTGGAAATCTTTTTCCTCTTTGACGTAGGCCCACCATACTTGCTATGGACGGGTTAGCTGCTTACGAAGGCTGCTTACACCGCGAAAGGCCAGTGAAGGCCTTTGTTGGTTCGTAAATGTCAAAGAGTATAGCTGAAGCTACAACTGTACTTATGATAATCGTTGTTCTAGACGATTCGTTTCTGCTTTCAATCTTGCCATTCTATCTTCAGACGTTAGCATTGCAATTTCTGCTGCCTTTGCTTGGGCCTTTTTACGACTCTTTTCTTCACATTGCTCAATGTAAGCAACACTTTCCACTTCCATCTTTGCTTTTAATGCAGTCCATGCTGGATTTACAGGGCCTTCAATTTCTCTATTGCGTTTATAAGATATGGCTCGTAATTTTGCAATCTTGTCTGCTTTGTATTTTTTAATATCTGAGGCAGTTCGCACTTCTGGTCGATTGATAATCTCAGAAAGAAAGTCGCCTGCTTTCATATTGGTAAGTGGGTAGCCATTAAGGAACTCATAACCATTTTCAGTGTTATGGCGTGCAAAATTTAACACCCATTCGTATTCTGAATCTTCATCAGACCCAATATCATCAACTATAACATCCAATTTGTATGCTTGCTCTTTTGCAGCCAGCATTCTACAGAACTGATACTTGAAGGTCTGGTATTCAGCATGATTTTCATTAAATGGGTTTGTTCGATGTTCGCGAGCCCTGCGATCGGGATTATTTGTGCAACCTACATAAAAGACTATTGGTCCATCGGGTGCATCAAATGATAATGTGTATAAACTATGTTTCATATTTTCCTTAATAAGATGATCTTCTTACATTGTACTTATCTTTAACTCAAAAAGCAATGGAGTTATGGGGTCAAAAACGCCAAAAATAATAAGGCCCTTTTGTAACACATGACTGCTACGGTAAACCCTTGATCAGGGGGTCCAGGCTACTCATCACCAACATAGAGCGATTGAGTTATGAATTCAATCTTTAAAGGAGTTCCCTTAGATTAGGGTTTACTCTATGTCTAACCTCTGATATTGCATCAGCTGTATTCTATATTTAGCGAACAACGCCAATCAATTGTCCCGAAGGTGTATAAATGCGAGATATTGGCGCCCGGATTCGACCATGGCTTGCAAAACAATAATCAGGACGTTTATAATCTGCAGGGCGACCTAACTCTGCTTTGCGTTCAGGACTGGCATGTTCACCTTGACAAGGATCAGCACGGTCATGATATAATGCCACTTGGGCACAACCACTCAGCCCTAATACTAAAGTGAGTATAGTACTATAGTAAAGTTTCATTATTGACCTTTGTAGCAGGTTAGTTCCCATACATTACGAAAATCTTGTATAGCACGAGTTTGTGCGTCAGTGGTTGCATAACGTGGAAAACTATATGCATCAAGAACCATTGGCTTTAAAATGGCTGGACTAATCTCTAATGCTCGCCCCAACGTGGTGCCTACCTGTCGTAGTTGCATAGTTGATTCGGCCATCTTAGCAATGAATGGGCAGTTGTTTTCTGTTGCTGAACTCACTGCCGGGATAGCAAGTGCGATGATTAGTAATGCTCGTTTCATTATGCTGCCTCTTTCATATCCAACAATGCCGCATAGTTTTGCAGGCTTTTGGCTTCAGCAAACTTGATGCCATACTTGACTGCGATCACTGCCACATTCATCTCAAGGATGATTGCACGAGCACGGGGGTTTTCTTTAACGATTTGCATAAGGTCCATAACTAACTCCTGTTTGTTGCTGTCTATGTGTTTATTATACTGCAGAACACCAATTTCGTCAACCTTTAGGGCAGAAAACCCTCCTGTTTGGAGGGTTTTGTGTTGTTTTTAGGCTACATTTGTGAGAAATAACCACCTGCAGATCTACTCTGCGGCCGTAGCACTACTTTTATCTCTACTAGGGCGATTTACTGTAAGATTATGCAATTTTGCCAGTTTATTCACGGTCACAACAGTGCAATCATATTTTATACTGATTTCTGCACTGGTAAGTCCGCTTTGCATATCTAACAACATCGCTGCTTTATTTAAAGTCCTTGTGGCCTTGTGACTATAAACTGGACTATGCCCACTTTTCCATTTGCGATACACATAGTTCACTGTGTTATCTAGAGTATTGGTAGATCTTGCAATCTGCACAGGAGTAAAACCCTGTTCAAAGAACTTGTATAACACAGCATGATCAAATCTGCCTCCTGGCCCGTTTGGCAGTGCAGCAGCAAATTCACTGGCTGGTAATACCACTTCTGCGGCTGCGTACCAGACAGCTTCAGGATTACTATTTTTAATTAATAGTTGTGTTGTGCTGATTTGATCTTCAGGCACTTGCCAGCATGCTGCAATTAAAGTTTTAGATAATTTATAAATTGCTCGATGAGGAATATCTAATCCTGGATATCCCAAGCCTCTGGACCATATGCCACCCACATTAAGTTTCAATGGATTTAGATCTGTGAGTTCTATCACTGACAGTCCGGGACTTGATCCAGTGGCAGCACCTATCCAGGTTCTGGGATTGCCCTGGGGCTTTTTATAAAGATTACCAGATACATCTGTCCAACAGAATTCTTTCAATTCAGTTCTCTCAGAACCCTTTCAGGTCTCATCAACATTACTGAGAATTCTTCGGTATTGAATCTAATATTTAATTTCTCAGCAAGATTAAAAGCATGGCCACTATTTGTGAAACTACTCTTAACATATTTTGGCCCACTTAATTGCACTTCAATATTTGGATGCATCCGAAGTGTAAACGGTTTACCTTGGTAACATACTGCATAGATGTGGTCAGCAGCACATATTTCATATGCTCGATACTCCTCATCTATGTCTTGCAGTAATATTATGGGCTTAGGTCGTGACATGAGGCTTTCCTGCTCGCAAATGTTTGTATCCTGCTCTGTGTGCATTGGTCATCACAGTGATGCGACTGATATTGTATTTCTCAGCCATCGCCACATAAGTCAATTTATTATCTTTAATATCTTTCATCATCTCTTCGTAATCATAATCTTTGGTTTGGCGACGTGGCTTACCTGGATGCTTTAATTGAAATGCTTTGGCCAGTTCATCAGTCACTAATCCAGTATTACTTGGACGCACTTCAAGCCCATGCTGATCCATATCGGGCCGTTCCCATTGATACAATACAGTTTGACTTGATCCTTTTTGCCATGCAATTGCACCAGAACTTTTTGCTATATCTAACCATTTGGTTGGTTCAGAAATACTGACAATAATCATCACCCATAGTTTAGTTTTGTAGATCAATGCCCATGGTGCTATAAGCAAATGCTCATAAGAACTACGAGCAGGCATAATAACAGCAGCCCTGATATGATCAGTATTAGTTGTCTTGCAGAGAAATTTGTATTCTGACGCACCCACAGCTTCACGTAGAATACTTTGTGGAGTAGGAAAAGATATTTTATTATTCTTATCTACTGGAAACCATTTGTTTATTTTTTCTTCTCGCATATCTTATATATGCGTATTGCAGACAGGTGTTTTAACCTACGCCCGCCCAGCAATCTTCTCTTTAGTACGCCCAAATGCACTGATACCAATTACTGCACCAAACGCCACATGTAATAATCCTCCCCCACCAAGACTAAGTGGTGCCCATTGATTAGCTATTGAACCATGAGCAATAGCTTGTATAGCAGTCCAGGCGATAGGAGCAAGTATAAAATCAAAGATGCAGATCGCCATATATACCCATCCCATTGCAGGACGATACTTATTGTTAATCCAATCTGTATTGGTATTCTCTACCGTAGACTCAGCACCCGCACTAGCAGTGACAGCACCTGCTGCGGCTTGGGCAGACAAACTCGCAGACACATCATTATTAACAGTATTGGTATTATTGTTGTTAGTATTAATGTTTTCAATACGAGCAGCCAGACTCGCCTCAGCATGAGCACTGAGCGGTCCAATCTCATCTTCATACTCATCATACTTGGGCATTTTATTTTAAGTGAATAATAATATAACCAAGCATACCAAGTAATGCAACAATAACAGTACCAGCTACTGTGACCATTACTTTGAACTTCTCATCTTTGGCTGATGTTAACATGCCCTTAATTTCAGTAAGAGTTTTACTATTGCTGTCTTTGAGTTCTTTAATATCAGTTTCAATTTTGTCAAATCTGTGATCAATCATACTCATCTTCACTTCTATGGCAGCATATCGTAATGCGCAGATTTCCTCATGCGTTGTTAATCTTGCGTCAGTTGCGTCAATTTGCGACATCTCAGTAATTCCTTTTTTAATATTCGGTCAAGTTCGCGTTGTCGCAACTTACTCTGCTTTTGCTGTTGCTGATAGATTGCAATTACTTCATCTGTAGTAATTGCAATCACACCATCTAAATCATTTTTTCTTTTTGGCGTTAGCCTGATTGGCTCTAATGGCCCTAGCTTGAGCAACTGCTCCAGCTTTGGTGGGATAAACTTTACCACTGGTTCCATATTGATAGCCTTTTCCGCCACGAGGGCCTTTTGCTTTATGCACTGGCATATTTATATCCTCTGAATAATATCATTGTGTTAAGCGCCTACTGGCACTACTGATAAGATAACACTTGGCACAGCAGGCACTATACCGCCTGGTGAACTGGCTTGTAAGATAACATCAGTGTCAGTGGCTGACCAAGCAATTTCATAGTAGTCACCAGCGGCTGCATTTACCAAGTAATTCCAGGACGCCATAATACGATCACCGTTGCCTGATACACGAGTAATACCAGCAGTTTGTGTCACTGTGGTGCCATTCTTCTTTAACCAAATATAGCAGTTATCATTGCCAGCACCAGTTTTTGCAATCTGTGCGCTAAACTGCATGTCATACAGGCAAGCAGTGCTCATAGTAATACGAGTCAATGCAGTGCCGTTAGTGACAATACTGACACCATTGGCAATATCTGTTGTGCCAAACACCATTAAGTTTTGTGCATTAGCAACTGGATTAGTTTGTGTTGCACTGCTTAAGAAATTACCATACTGTCTGCTGTATGTGATTTTACCACTTGGCAATGACACGCCAGCAGCAGTTTGCAATACTACTGAGTCAGATTTAATTGTAGTTGCTAATTGTGTGAATTCAGCAGTGGTATTAGTTGTGCCACCACCTGCAGGTGTATTGCGAATCTGTGTGTTTGCACGACTACCAATATAGATACGATCTGTGTCAGCAGTGAATGAATCAGTTGATACACTCATACCAATTTCATTGTCGCCAGCTGCTTTATAAATGCCATCAAAGCGAGCAAAGTTAGTATTGGTAGCAGTGCCACCTACGCTTAAACGGAAGTCAACTCCATCACTGTCTTGTGGACCAGTCTGATCTGTTCTGATATAACGCAATAGTTGTGCAGGCGATTGTGCTGCCACTGAACCTGTGCGGTTAGTTGTTAAGAGTCCATTTTCAATTGTAAATGTTGCAGCAGCTCTACTAAATGTCAATGGAGTGCTTGTGCCAGTGCTAAAAGCACCTGAGGTATCAGTTGAAGTTTGAAAGTTATAACTATGCGCACCGCCTGATTGATAACCCACTTGCAATCGTGCAAAGTTATAACCGCCATCAGTTCCTGTATAATTAAAAACTTCAATGGGTCCTTGCCCGTTGTTTCTTGCACCATCAGTTCTAGTTTTAGTCAACACCAAAATGTTGTTATTACCAGTAGCACCAGGTGCGTTACGATTTAATGTGTATTGGCCAGTAATGCCAGTAATTGAATCAATCCATGTGGTGCCATTGCCCCCTAATAAACTACCTGTGGTAGGAGTAGGCACAAATGTGATTGCCCCAGTGGAGTTGTCGTAACCAATGGGTGCAGTGCCACTAAGGCTTGCACGAGCACGAACATCAGTATAATATAAGTTTGTAAGTTCTGCCAACTCACTTGTATTGATAGGCAATACAGTTGAAGTGCCAGCACGATTTTGTTCCCATTTATCAGATGTTTCATTCCATGTCAGTGCAGCATTGGTGCTGGTGCCACGTTCAATTTCAATGCCAGCATTTGTACTAGGTGCGGCAGTAACGTTACTGTTAAGAATAACAATATTATCCTCAACGGCAAGTGTTTCTGTGTTCAATGTTGTGGTTGTGCCATTAACAGTGAGATTACCTGAGACTGTTAGGTCATTGCGAATAGTGCTTGTGCCGGTTGCGGCACCCATTGTAAGTGCTGTGGCACCTTGAAATGCATTGACAGTTGTTGGAGAATTTAATAGGGCAAATGTTGCGCTATTAGTGCTTAATACATTTGTTGTATCAGTATCAATTTCTCCACTTGTAGATTTTAATACTAAACCACCTGAACTAGTTGTAATAGTATTATCAGTGGTAACGCCAATTGTAACATTTCCAAGTGTAGCGCCAGCAAAAGTTGGGGTGTCAGTTGTAGCAACTGCTTGACCAATAGCAACAACCCCAGTAGCTGAGGTATATATTACACCTGTGCCGCCGCTGACACTATTTCTTGCTTTGGTAGTAGTGAAGTATTCATTAGTGCCTTCGGGCAAGTTTGTAGTAGTCAGACCAGTGACTACTCCTGCATCAGTAATAGATATTGCTGTTCCAATATCTAATCCGTTTTTTACTCTAAAGTTTTTATTGCTCATAATTCATTTTCCTTATTAAGCTGAGATACTTGTCTTAGTGACTTTGTATACTGTTGCTGCATTCGTTGGAGTCACTTGTAATTGAATATTGCTTCCATTTACAACTGCGCCAATTGTTGTTAAACTTGTACTACTAATCATTTCGCCATAAGTGGTAATGTATGCAGTAGTTCCATCATGCATCACTAAACATTCCATCGCATGGCAACCACTACCAGCACTTGTGACTTGAATAACATATTTGACAGTTCTATATGACGCTAATGCAAAACTATCTAATACTTGATTTGCGGTTGTGGTTGTTGTTGTTAATATAGAACCTCTAATATCAACTGCACCTGTAATTCCGCCTGTCACTCGCAGATCACCATTAATATCAACTCTAGATAAAGGAGTATTAGTTCCAAAACCAGTTCTACCATTAGTGGCACTGACAAATAAATCATTATCAGCAAATGCATGAACTTTAAATCTACCTCTAACGTCTGTAGTATTAGTAGAAACGCTTCCTAATGTTGAATTATCACCTACTGATAGTCCATGTTCAATATTTAGAAGTGGGCCTTTAATAGTGACGTCATCCCAGTTATTATAATCGTTTGAACCATTGTCATTTCCATGTAATATTAAATTACTAGTAGTTGATGTGATTGTTCTTGGGGCCCAATCAACACCTGGACGCAAAGGACTAATTGCCGCAAACGAAAGTTCACCAATAGTTGCAGAATCCATTGCCAATGCATCAGCATAAACTGTTCCAAATTGTGCATCGCCAGTGATGGCACCAGCCATAGTATTTTCGCCACTGATAATGTCTTTTAAGAAAGTGAATCTACCAATTGAACGATCCCATCCAAAAAATCCTTGAGTAGCATTAGTTCCTTGTAGGGCATCAAATCTGATACCCATATCCATTTCACTCTGACTAATATCTCCATTGCCAATTCTTAGAACTGGATCTTCAACCAATACTGATTGAGTATTTAAATATGTTTGTGTGCCTTTAACTTCTAAATTACCATTTACAGTAACGTCTGAAGAGAATGTTGCAGCTCCAGTTGTATTAAGAATGCCACCAATATATGCTGCGCCAACTACACCCAAGCCACCATCAGTTTGTAAGGAACCTGTAATAGTAGAAGTTGCCACAGTGGTCGAATCAATACGAACAGATCCACCAAAATTGCCTACACCGCCAATATATGCTGCGCCAACTACACCCAAGCCACCATCAGTCTGAATAGAACCAGTATAAACGCTTGTTGATGCAGTGATTGAATCAACTGCCAATGTTCCGCCAACGTGTAGATGCTTGTTGATACCAACACCACCATCAACAAGTAGGGCTCCAGTATCTGGACTAGTACTTTCTATCGTGCTAGGAATCTGCACAACACCAGTACTTGAACCAACGTTAACTGTAGCAGTTGTTGCAAATACATTTGCAGTAAGAGCAGATGTTGTGATATCACCACCATTTACAATTAAATCGCCATCGGCTGTAATATTTGTGCCACGAACACGAAGTTGACCTTCCACATCAAGTGCCACTTCAGGATTAGTTCTACCAACGCCAACACGATTTGTAGTAGCATTAATCACTAATGTATTTGCATCAAAATTTAAACCATTGGGAATAGTAATAATTGCAGCATTAAATAATACTGTATCTGCTGAGCTATTACCAAGTGTTACCCCTTCAGAAAAAGAAGCTGGTCCAAAAAAGTTAGCATTTCCTTGAACTGTTAAAGCACCACTATTGATCCATTGATCCGTAGCTGAACTATACTGCAAGAAATCATAATTTGCTGGTGAAGTGATTAAAATATCAGATAACTGAGATAATTCGCCTGGGGTAGGAACAACACCACCATATGTTATACCATCACCAATCCAAAATGGTGATAACCCAACGCTAACATAGTCTGTCAAGTAATATGGTTCGCCTGGCAACAGCAGAGTAATAATTCTCTGTACGTCCGTGCCTCTTTTTAATTGTAATGCCATCAAAAATCTCCTTTGTTGTTAGCTAAAATCGTAATTTACCGCAGCGCCATTTGAGTTTCTACACAATCTTGGGTATTGAACAACGCTATAAGTCTGAGCATAATACTCAGTTGGCAATGTTGTGTATTGCACGTTATTTATAGGATACTTACCTCCTTCAATTGGCGTCCAACCTTGTATCATTGCAAATGTAACAAACCTATTTCCAGCTGGGAATTCCACAGTTGAAAAGACTGGTCTGCTTGTTGGTGGCATTGTAGAACAATAATTCCCACCAGTTATCGGAGTGCCATCATCATTAAAATTACAATATGCAATAACTTCAGTTCCGTTTATTACATTGTAATTGATAGTCTTTAAATGCACAGCTGGGTAACTTGGCGCATATAATAAAAAACTACCCTTAGTAAATGGTCTAACTTCAGCAATAGGTGTTCCATGACCAGGAATACTAAGCGTTGGCATAGATGTTGCATAACATGTTAATGTTTTTGTGCCGCCAGCAATGATATATTTTCTAGGAACCTGATATGTGCCGCCTAATCGTTTAATACGAATTGGATTAGGCGATAACTGTTGACAAGTGTCCATAATGAAATCAAGTTCACTATCAAAGTCTACATTTATGCTTGCAGGATCACCACCACCACTTGGATTTGTATCAATGATACTCGGAATCCAATTATTGCCATCCCATTTAAGTACAGCATCAACAGCAGGCGGTTTTGTTACAGTATCAACGTCGTCTAAGTCATTAATAAGTCCACCGGCTACACCCACACTATTGATAGTGATTGTGCCAGCATCAGCTTCTGCTGTGATTGTAATGCCATCACCTGCAATGAACGTAATAGTGTCATTGGTGTATGGAGTTTGAATACTATCGCCAACTTGGATAATCTTAAAGTTGCCACTTGCGTTTTGCATTGTCTGCACTGCGCTACTTGGAATGCCAAAGATTTCACCCAATTCACTGTCACCTAATGCACCCATAATTTCTGGATACAATTGCTGATAAGCAAAGTATGCAATTGCACCCATAGCAAGCGGGCCAATTAAGTCAGCCATGCTACCTGTTACTTGCGTGATATCACTGACTGCATCAGTTACCTGTACTGGTGCCCAGACAATGCCAGCAGTTGCTGTGCTAAATGGACCAAATGCAGTTGCATTGCCACCACGAACTTTAAACAAATATGTGCCAGCAACTAATTCAGCCGCACGGAATGTTAAACTTGTATCTTCATTATATGGCGAACCATTGCTATTGCGTCTTGTGCCCAATAATTTGTAAGTTGCACCAGCATCACTGCTATACCAGTATTCAAAGCGGTCAACAATACCACTTGGAGTTAAACCAGTAACATCAATTGCTGGTACGGCAACCAAGTTGATTAAAGTAACAGTTGGAATATCTGGAATGCCAATAACAGCAATGCCAGGAATGCCAATTGCATCGCTTGGAACTCGAGGGCGTCTTGGCTGTCCGCCAGCAGTATACATTGTGGCGTCATATTCTTGTGCTGTGATTTCAACTGCGAGTCCGCCTTCATCACCTTCAACTTCACGAACACGAATAACACGGAATGGTTGCACTGACCAGCCATATACGCCACTTGTCACTGTGATGATGTCACCTGCTTCAGTATTGATCTTGCTATAATCACTTGTAAATGTGATAACCTGATCCATACGATTTTGGTATAACTCTAAGTAACCTAACTCGCGTGCCTGCAATGGCTCATTAAGCAAATCCAGTCTAATCTTTAATACATTATCTGGTTCATTGCTATTGCGGTATTCAGTTGGTAAGTCAATACGAATACTATCAATCTGATCTCGCAATTGACGATGAGGAAATTCAACTTCAACTGCGTTAAACATGTTGTCTAAGTTAGTACCAGTTAAGTCAATACCAGAAATAATGTTGCTGTCATCAAATGCAAGTGTAGGGCTACTATCACGGTTGATTGTGACACCCCATAGACCTGTGCCAATATCATAGTTTACAAAGCAACCGGTGTTGCTGGCCAACTTTTGCAAGTTAGTCATAACATTATCAGTCGGGTTAATTACACCATTAATCTGGTAACGATTTGCAAGTGTCTTGACTGTATTATCTTCTTCATCTAGGTAACTGATAGTATCATCTGCATAATTGTTTAATGCAACTAGACTGGCAGTATCAATCATTGTAGAATCAAAACCAACACCTGAAATCTCATTACGCAAATAAGAATAAATTGCATCACCAGGTTTGAACAAGTTATTGCTTAACTTAAACTGAATGTCTTGCAAACCAGTAATGTTCTTATCGCGATTGTACGATACTTTTACCAAGGCAAATGACAAGTTGTCCATTGTGCTGGTAGCAGTCCAACCGGGCATCAATGTATTTGCAGCCGCTGGAACTGGAGGTATCGTGCCTAAGTATTCACCTAAGTCACTTGGCAATGTTGGATTAGCACTGCCATTCTTATACAAATAAATCTTAACCAATCCACGTGGACTTGTATCAACGATACCATCTTGATTTACAAGATAGTCAATTGTGATACCGTCAGCCTGAAAATAAACACGTTGGTTGTTCCAATAAATTTCATCAAAACTAGTTACAATGGCTGCTGAATCACTTAAACGATTTACTGTTGGGACTTCTGCTACTGTCAAGCAATACCACATTGTCTGATTTGCATCAGTAATTTGTGCATCTGTAATCTTACCACCCAGGTAAGCACTACCAAAAACAAGTGGGATTGGGTTTGTTGTGTCAGGTGCTAATTGTAAACGAACACCTTGATCAACTGTTGTATTGCTATTGTCAATACCAGTTGCTTTATTGATTAATTTACTAACGCCATACGCAATCAGAATACGAACAATCGCACCACCAATACTTGAGCTGCCAATTGCGGCTGCTGCTGCTGTTAAAAAACCTGCCATATCTTATTCCTTAATCCAATGACTCTCAACACATCTCCAACCACGCCGAGTAAGATCTAAATCACTACTACCAGGTTGGGTGGACAAGCTGACTTGATCCACTAATTTATCTCGGATAAATCTTTCGCAGTCTTGTTCCCAACGAATATACAATTCTGCCGACAATCTTCCTCTACGATGGATTGGGTCAACCCACCAAAACAATTCACGCATTCTACTTCTACTGGCAATCCAAGGATCTTGTTCTTGCATGGCGCCTATCATGCCAATCAACTGCCCATCTTTTTCTGCAACAATAAGATATTGATGCATTACTAGATTAAGCAGTTTGAATCTGGCAGAACCTTCATCCTTAACAGTCCATGTTTTGTAATCAATTAAACTGGCTGCTGCAAAGTCTTTTAATAAACTTAGCACCTGTTCAATGTCATGGACTGTTGCTGCTCGTATCATGTATTTAACTTTTTACCAAAGTCAAAGTTGCTTGTGACAATAGCTGCCACACGATTAAAGCCAGTGTCAGCAGGATAAAAGTATTTGCGATCGCTATCATTCGTTTTCTGGCCTACTATCTTTTGTTCTAATACTTTTACAATGCTTGAACAACTAACACTAACTGTTGTAGTTGAAGCATTGTTGAATTGGTTAAATTCATCATTGAAACTATAGTTTGCAATAATACCTTTAAATCTAATACTAGGATTACCAGAGATATTTAGTGCAACACCAGTGTCACTATTAAAGAACACTCTACGAATGGTAACTCTGCTGCCCTTTAGTGCATAGTTCATCATTGCGGCCACAAAGTCTTGATCAATTGCACTTAGACTGATTGTTACATCACTGGCACTAGGTTGTAGTTCATTGTTAAGCTCACTAATGCCAAGTAGAATGCCCATTGGCAAATAAGTGTATGCAATACTATCTTGTTCAACAATGTTAAATGGCACATTATGATTGCTGAAACGAATGATACCATATGTGGGCACTTCCATACGAACAAATGATGCTTGTTGGACGTGCTTATATGAGGTTAAGTCAAGGGATGTAGACATTACAACACCTCTTGGAATTGAAACTCGCCGGACCAACCTACAATATCATATGCAATCAGACTCCACTGTGGACAACTTGTACAAATAACTGTCCAGTTCACAGCACTGCCTACTTTTAGTGTAACGGCTGTATCACTTGGTGTGCTTAGTATGCCACGGTTGACTTTTACAAGTTGTGTTGGATTGGCGCCTTTAACAACATCTGCTACAATAGTGTAAACACTTGTAGAGCCAGTTGGTTGAACGAAGTCACCAGCACGGAATAGTACAGTGCCTGCACTACCAGGCATACTGCCCAATTCAAACTTTGTTGTATCACTAGCAGCTTGTGCTGCTGTATATTTAAAAGTCATAGTAGTAGGGTCAGCAGCAGCACCACGATAACCTACAATATAATTATAAGCAGCCTTGCCAAGATTGACAGTTTCACTGCTTAACAAGTTGGCCTGGTCAATACCTTCAATCAGGCCACGCACTTCGCTCCAACGCTTGCCATCTGGCATCTTAATAGTAAAGCGCCAAACAGCACCACCACGACTAACACTACGAACATGTTGATCACGGCTGATGGTTTGACTCACGATTGGTCGTTTGTTGATGCTGAGTGTTTCAGCATTGTCGAATATCCATTGAAAACTCATATCTTAATCCTTATCTGCGACCACTTGGGACATTGTTACGACCTCTTTCAGTCACAGCGTATAAAAACTCTGGATCCCTTGCAATCATCTGTCTAAAACTTGCAGCATCTGCTGCTTGTATATTATATGTAACCTGAGTAATATTGTTACCACCCATTGACGAGTTAGGAACAATAGTGCCAGCATTACGTGGAACAAACATCTCTGGACCACGTTCACCAACCATATAAGCGCCACCAACACCAACTGCTCCACCATTGGCACGTCCACCACCAAAGATAGTGCTTAGGATGCCACCTGAACCACCACCGCCACCTAGATCCATTAAACCCAGCAATAGCTTCTTGGCTTGAATACGAGCAAAATCAGCAATTAAACTGTTGGCAAGATCTTTGAAACTTAACTTACCAGTCTTAACAAAGTTTACAATAGCATCTTCAAATCCACTTGTGAATGTGTTGAAGTATGTAGTACTTTGTTCAGCGGCGTTCTGTGCAGAATCTTTGTATTCGCCAAATGCTTTGTCCCACCCAGCACTCCAGGTGCGACTTGCTTCTAAGTTCACTTGTTGTGCATCTGTAATGCCTTTGTAACCATCAGAAATTGCTTTAAGTCCATCAGACAATTCTTGTGCGCGAGCTGGTGTTAGTCCATCTCCAGTATCTTCAAATGCTGCTGCAAATGCACGACCTGCTTCCAATGCCGCTTTACGAGCATCTTCTACAATCTGTGCAGCCTGTTGTGCAAATGGACTCTTACCTGCTTGCGCTCCAGCAAAATTCACATCTTCCATAGCAGCGCGGAGTCCCAATTGTGCTTGTGCTAACGCATCAGAACGTTTGGCTTGTTCATCCATGGCATGAGTCATGCGTTCCAGACCTGCTATACGGTCAGCTTCAATGGCACGTAGTCCTTGACTGTTTTCAATGCTGCGTTTTACTCGTTCGCCATCTACTTCGGCTTGTTTAGCAATCAACGCAATTTGCTTATCATACTCACCACTCAGAGCACCTTCTTGATCAGTCAAATTGCTTTTAGCTCGACGTAACTCATCACACTTGTCAGCAGCACGTTTGTAAATTTCTTCTTGAGCACGAATCACTTCTGCAAAATCTGCACTTTTACCAATCAACATGTTATCAGTGTTGATGTCATTAATTTTTTCTGATGTGAGCTTGCGAAATTCCAAAATGTTTTCACGGATAGCATCACGTTGACGAGCCAATGCATCTGTTACAGGACGTCCAGTTGGGGCAGTTGAAGGAGCATCGGTGCGTCTTGGATCAGACTCGGCAAACTTTTTACGAGCAGCAGCAGCATCTCGGGTTGATTTGGCCAACTTTTCCGCTTCTTCACGAGCACGTTGAGCATTTTCTATCAATTTAGGCATGCCAACTGCATCACTTAATTTGTCACCGGCATAGGCTCCGGCTAGTCCACCTAATATAGTGCCTACAGGACCCAAAGCTGAGCCCAAAGCAGCACCTAATGCACCACCAGAAAGACTGAAAATTATACTGCCAATCATTTCAATTATACGAGCAAGTGCATTTACTGCCATACTGCCAAAGTCATCAAACAACTGACCAGCTGCTGCAAGGCCTAATCCACCTGCAAACAACAAGCCAATGGCACGCAAGCTACTGTTTAATGGTCCCAGGACTCTGAAAGTGCTGGCCATTGATTTGCTTAGACCTGCAAAGCCTGCTGCTCCGGCAGTGATGCCAACTGCACGACCCAGACTACCAAATGCAGCCACAGCTGGCAATATCAGACTGGCGCTGAATGCTGTGATCAATAATGCGCCTGCAATTTTGATAGCAGTTACAAGCCCATCCATGCTGGCTGTACCTTCTGCCACTTTGGCATTGAAATCATTAATCAATGTAATAGCAGGACTAAATGCTTCTAAGAATGCTAATCTCAAATTACCTGACGCTGTGGCAAATGCATCATTCAATTCTGCAGCACGTTTAATACTAGCAGCATATTTGTCTCCTGAACCAGCAGCTCCTTCTAATTTGGCCAATAGTTCACCTGGATCAACAGTTTTAAAACTCTTGCCAAACTTGTCCATCATCAATGCTGCCCGACGACTTGGATCTTCAATAGCTGCAATGCCTTTTAATGTTTTCTTCAGTAAATCTTGTTCACTTAACTTACCTAAGTCACGCAAACTTATACCTACCTGTGCAAAACTGTATTGTGCTGCTGCACTACCTTGTGCTGCTTCATCAATACTGCGAGCAAATTGATTAATGGCAGCAGGCATTGCTGCTGCTTCACCACCAGATGTTTCTAATGCCTTCTTTAATTCTAATAATCTGCCTACTGCGATACCAGAACTATTGCTAAGATCTTGTAGTTCATCAGCCATGGCCAATGCACTTTTACCCATAGCGCCAAATGCTAGACCAGCAATAGCACTTCTAAGTCCTGAGAAACGTTTGACAATACCGTCTGTGGTATTGTTAATTTTTGCAAAGGCATTATTGGCCTGACTTACACTTTTTTCAGCAGAGGTGGCAAACGTTTTAGTTGCAGCTTCACTGGCTTTGATACCTGACAGGTATTTCTTATTATCTATTTCTAACGTGACACGAATATTACTTGCCATTTTGTGTTCCTTTTAATCTACGATTCACTTCCTTCAGAATCCATTTTTCTGTGGGCTCAACCATGCCTCGTGGCGCTTGTTTTGAATACCCATCTTCTAAACGTTGACTGTAAGGGTAGTCAGCAATGATGGTATTGTTTTGTAATTTTGTTGAACGACGAGCATGTCCTTTGTCAATGGGTGTGTTCTTTACAAACTCAGCATGCACAGCCGCAGGGAGATCAGCAGCAATATTTTCCAATGCAGACATCTGCTGGTTGAAACTGGTTAAATTAACTTTCGCCACGTGACTCCTTAATCATCTTTAACAATTCTTCATCTTTAAATGCTGCTGGATCAACTACTGGTTTGCCACCATTGCTTGCTCGTTCCTGCTGTGCATTACGATATCCTATTGCAGTATCTGCAATGAATACATCAAATGTGGTTGCTTGGCGAATAACTTCACTGGGCAACTTTCCATAACGTTCACTTAAAGTATCTATCAACATTACCATTGATAGTTCAGAAGATCCTTCACGGACCTCCTCTTGGGTTACTTTCCCAGGCGATCTACCACCGCAGAAATAACGCTGACCATAACAGTATTTGGAAGTGCTTCTCCATCACCTAGGATCTTGTTGCCTTTTTCATCCAGCACAAGATCATTTACCATATGAATCAATTCACCTTGATTGGAATTGTCCATTGTTGCCATCTTGATAAATTGATCAATGGGCTGACGATCCATAATCCAAAATTCAAGTTCATCACCAAATTTCTCAACGATTTCTTTATCGTTCAGAATAATCTTAATCAGTTGTGGCTTACTAGCCAATTGTGTTAATTTAAGTGCCATATCTAATATCCAATCTTATTTAAAATCATCCACTTGATTCTTCAAGTAGTGTATTGCTGAGAGCACAAAACGCAAACGTGCGTCAATTTGCTC